GGCGGTTTATCCTCATCAGTGAGAGCATGGAAGATCTTGATGCACGTCTTAAGAAGCGCAAAATCCCCGACATAGTGGTCATCGATAGTTTCCAGTACACACAGATGAGCTTTAAGGAGTATCAGGAATTCAAGGCTCGACATCGTGATAAGCTGCTCATTTTTATCAGTCAGGCAGACGGCAACAAGCCTTCAGGTCGCACGGCAGTGAGTGTTATGTTTGATGCAGCATTGAAAATATGGGTGGAAGGTTACAGAGCAATCAGTAAGGGACGCTATTTTGGCAATCTTGGCTATTACACGATATGGAAAGAGCGAGCAGATATATACTGGGGTGAAACAAAAGAGTA